AAGCCGCGAAAAACGCACCGCGCGGCGGCAAGAAGTAACCGGCGCGGTTTCCGCATTCAAACATCCTTTCTTGGAGCGAAATACAGACCATGTCCTCAGCCAACATTCAATTTGAAAAAATCGGATCGAGCATCCGCAAGCCCGGCGTCTATGCCGAATTCAACACCCGCATGGCCGTGCGCGGCCTTCCGGGGAACCGGCAGCGTACGCTCCTGGTCGGCCAGAAGACGGCCGCCGGCAGCGTTGTGGCACTTACCGTGACTGACGTGTTTTCCGACGTTGAGGCGGCCGCCCTGTGCGGCTACGGCTCGCAGCTCCACCGGATGGTGATGAAGGCACTTGCTGCGAACCCGTACGCGGCCCTGTCCATCGTTGCCTTGGACGACGTGGGCGGCGGCACGGCTGCAACCTGGACGATCACGGCTGCCGGTGCACCGACCGCTGCAGGCCAGTTCGTGCTCGCGCTGAACGACGACACCATCGAGGTCAATGTCGCCGCCACCGATACCCCGACCACAGTGGCGGCGGCCATCGTCGCGGCTGTAACTGCGCGTCCGAATCTTCCGTTCACTGCGGCGAACGCATTGGGCGTCGTAACCCTGACGGCAAAGAACAAGGGCACCGTAGCCAATGGCTTCAAGGTGACCAAGACCGGCGCCGTCGCTGGCCTGACATTGACGCCTGCAGTCGGCGTTGCCGGCGCCACCGATCCGGACATCGCCCCGGCGCTCACCGCTGCATTCCTGGGCGGCCACAACCAAGTCGTGAGCGCCTACCGCGATACCGCAAATCTGACCGCGCTGCGCAACCACCTGGACAACGTCGGCAGCTATGCCGAGAAGCGCTGGGCGATCGGCTATATCGCATCCAACGGCACATTGTCGGCCGCGACAACCCTGTCGGCGTCGATCAATCACGGCTTTATCAACAATCCGTGGTGCCGCAACACGACCACGCCACCGCACGAGATCGCAGCCGCCTACGCCGCGACCATCGCTGCGACGGAAGATCCGGCGCTGCCGTTCAATAACGTCGAGGTTAAAGGTATTGCCGTGCCGTTGATCGCGGACCGCACATCGCGCACCGAAGAGGAAAGCGCGCTGTACAACGGCGTGACGCCGCTCAATGTCGGCCCAGGTGAGCGCGTGCAGATCGTCCGCGCGATCACCACCTACACGGTCAACGAAGCGAACGTGCCGGACGTGGCGCTGCTGGACATCACCACGCCGCGCACCCTGATGTACGTGGCAAAGGTGTTCGTCGAGGATCGCGGCCGCCGCTACAGCCGGGCGAAGATCAGCGACCGCCTGCTTAAGGGTATGCGCGACAGCGGCATCGTCCTGCTGAAGGATCTGGAAGCACTGGAGATCATCGAGGCGGTCGACGACAACTTGCCGAAGTACATCGTCGAGCGCGACCTGCAGGACGTGAACCGCGTGAACGAGCGGATCCCGGTGGACGTGGTCAACGGCCTTCACGTGCTGGCCGAACGCTTCGATCTGCTGCTGTAAGCGCATCAGGCCACATCCTTCCGATCAACTTTAAGAGGAACGCAACATGGGCATTACAAACAAAGAGTATTGCGGCACCATCGTCATGGAAGTGAATGGCGTCGAGTACGAGATCTCGTCGGTCGATCCGAACATCAAGACAGGCAACAAGGTCGTGCCTTCGATGAACAGCCAAAAGCGCGCGCTGGGAACCACGACGGGCGCCAAGGAAATCAGTCTCAAGGTCGAGGCGTTTATCCCTTTGGACGGCTCCGAGCCTGACTGGGACAACATGAAGAACGCGACCATTACGATCTATCCTGCATCTCCTGGTGGCAAGCGCGAAATCTACATCGGTTGCACCACCGAAGAGGTCGGCAGCAAGTACACGGTCAACAAGGAAGCCGTGCGCTCGATCTCGATGCACGCCCTCGATAAGCAGGTCGTGTAATGGCTGCTGACATCCTTACGCGGCTGAAGGCCGGGCGCGACGCGCTCGGCAGTGTCAAAGTCAACGGCGTGGACCTCGGTCTGCGCCTGCTGACCGACCAGGACTACCAGCTCGCCGGACTGGCGGCCGACTCGCTCCTGGTGAAGAACGACACCGAGCTGACCCTTTCCAACTCCGACGTATTTGAGGCGGAAAAGTCCCTGCAGCTCATTGCGCTGGCAGTAGTGGATCCGGGCACGAAAAAGCCAGTGTTCGCGACACCGGACCAGGCGCGGGAAACGCTCACCCGCGACGACAAGAAGCTGATCATCGAGAAATATCTCGAACATGAGCGCAAGTTCTCCCCGTCCGGCCTAAACCTGACCGAAGCCGAATTTGCCGAGGTGCTGGAAGAGGTAAAAAAAAATCCGCAGACGCCGCGTTTGAACGATTTAAGTGGCGATTCGCTGAGAAGGCTTATAGCTACTTTGGTAAGCCAGCCGTCGACCTGACGGACGGCCAATGGCTGTTCATGCTGGGGATGGCGGTCAGCGAGGCAGCCGGCGAGTCGACAGACGAGACCCGAGTGCGAAAAGCAACCAGGAGACTAAACGACCCAGTCCCACAATCGTCAAAAGCCCGAAGGAAAGCACGCGCCCGGCGATCAAAAGAAGACCTGGGGCGCTGACGGTCAAGATGAAGACGATAAGCAAGTAGTCCATACGAACAGGGTACACCCGTGAACGGAAACCTCAACCTCGAAATGAGGCTGACCGCTAATACCGGTCAACTGTCAAACGCGTTCAACACGGCTGGTGCCCATGTTCGGACGTTCACCAGTAACGTCAACAGCGCCACCCAGCGCATGACGGCCGGCCTGCAGAAGGTCTACCAGCAACTCAACGGCTTTTCTACCATCAGCCGGCTGGCGGCCGCAGCCGGCGGCTATTCCATCCTGTCCCAGACACTGCAGCGCAACCTTGAGTTTGAAAAGTCGCTTCTCGACATGAAGCAGACCGCCGAGATGACTGTTGCGCAGGCTGCCGAAATGCGGCGGCTGGCGCTTGACGCGGCAAGCGGGAACCTTGCACTGCCATCCGAGATGGTGGCCGGCATGAAGGCGTTTTCCGCTGCCGGCATGAAATTCGAGAACATCAGGCCGTCGATCGAGGAATCGGCACGCGCTGCCGTCGCCTTCCGGTCTTCGGTCGAGCAGATGGCCAACCTCGACTTCGACCTGCAGGACAAGATGAAGCTCAACCCGAGCCAAATCAAAGACGCGCATAACATGCTGCTCTACCACGCCAAGAGCGGCCGCTATGAGGCGGCGCCGATGGCGATGGAAGCGCCGAAGTATTTGAACAGCGTGGCGGGCGTCGGTATATCAGGCATGAAGGGCCTGAACTTCACTGCTGCGATGACGCAGCAACTCATGAAGCTGGCGCCGGCCACCCAGCCGGCCGAGGTCGCGACCTTCATCGAGCACGGCCTCGCTCATATCACCAGCCGCCAACAGGTCAAGGGCCTCGCCAAATTCGGTATTGACGTGAAGAAGTACATGCCGAACGGTAAGTTCTATGGCGAAGGCGGCGTGCAAGGCGCGCTCGATCTGGCGGCGGAGATGAAGGCCAAGGGCCTCGATAATCCGTTCAAGCTCGACCAGGCTGGATTCCGCGAAATGTACACGAAGAAGTTCTGGAAGCAGCTCATGCAATACCAGGATGAAATCAAGAAAGCGATGGCGGAAGGCGAGCGGGCTGCAATGGAAGACATGGTCGGACGCGACAAGGCCGAGATCATGAACAGCAATTACGGCAAGGTGAAGCAGTTCCAGATCACGAAGGAAAAGGGGCAACTGTCGGACGGTGCGACCGATGCTGTAGGTGCGTTTGCTGGGCTGCAAGGCTGGGCCGCTGAGAATCCGAAGACGGCCATTGCTGGCGGCACCGCTGCGCTTATCGCTGGGCGCATGCTGTGGAAAAAGATGCTCGGCAATGTGGGCGGCGGTCTGATGGATAAAGCGACCGGTGCGGTCGGCGGTGCCGGCATGCCGGTGATGGTGACCAATTGGCCTGCTGACCTGGGCGGAAAATTGAAGGCATCCGAGCGTTTGGCACGTCTACCAGGCGCGGCATCGAGTGCCGGCACTGCCGCAGCCGGCGCGGCTGTGGCCAAGACGGCGCTTGGGACGGCAGCGACCGTTGCGACCGGCGCTGCGATCGTCGCTGCGCCGCTCGTGCTCGCATACGGGTTCAAGAAATGGCAGGAGTCTGAATCCGGACGACAGGCCAACATGCGCCGCTGGAAGCTGGAAGGCGAGCAGCTCGACCGCCGCATCAACAATGCGCGCTCGGCCGGCGACACCTACCTGCTTACCAGTCTGCAGAAGCAACGCGAGGCGTTGAACAATAGGGTTTTCGCATCGGCCCAAAACGCCAGTGCAGTCTGGAAGCAGGAACTCACGCAACTCGACCAGCGTATCGCCGCCGCCAAGCAGGCACCCACGCCAGACAAAGAAGCGGTGAAAAAGCTTGAAGTCGAGCGCGCAGATCTGGCTGCGAAGCTGGACGGCCTGATCGCTGAGCTGCGCGCCCTGGTGAACCGTCCCCTGCAGGTCAACCTGGACAGCCGTCCGATCGTCGACGCAGTCAATGCCGCCAACGGCCGCGACGCGCGCCGCCAGTAAGGAAACAGCATGGCTTGGGAAAACACTTTACTGCCCGCCTCATTTCGCGGGATTGTCTTCGAGGTGGACGGCACCGACGATGTGCTGGAGCGTGCGCTCGTCCTGAAGGAGTATCCATACGTTAACGGCGTGGATCCGGAAGACATGGGATGGACCGGCCGCATGATCGGTATGTCCGCCGTGTTCTACGGTCCGGACTACGAGATCCAGATGCAGCAGTTCCTGGACGCGCTTGAAGAAGCCGGCGCCGGAGAGCTGATCCATCCGGTGTTCGGCTCCATCCATGCGCAGTTCGTACGCGGCCGAATCAGTCACTCCCATGACCGGCCAGACTACGCGCATGCGCTGCTGGAGTTCATCGGTGCCAAGCTGAACGCACCGCTCTTCGATCGCGTCCTTCCGCTGCAGCAGGTCGAGGCGGTCAATCAGGCCGCCGACGAGACGCTCGCCGCCTCGCAGTCCGCGTTCGGGTTCGATTTCACCAAGGTACCGAACCTGCCAGCGCTGCTACGCGACAAGCTGGGCGCGGACATGCTCAACGTGATGGACAACATGCGCAGCTTGGCCGATCAGGTACTCGGCGTGCGCACCTGGATCGCTTCCGGCCTGTATTACTTGAACAATCCGGTCGCCTTCCTCGACGATTTGTCCGGCGGGCTGGTGTCGCGCGTCAAGGGCATTTTCTCGCCGATGAATCTGCGCCTTCGCTATGGTTCGTCCGGAATTTCCGGCATTTCTACCGCGACAGCCGCCGCGATCGCCGCCGGCACCACCAGTGCCGCCTCGACGGGATATGTGCGCGGAAGCCTCGCAGACGTGTGGAAAGCGCCTGTGGAGCATTTGAAGCAGCCGCTCCTCACGTTGACACCTGTCGCGTCGACGCCGCCTTCTGGGCCGCTTATTACGTCCGCACCGCTTGACGGCTTGCCGACGCAGCCATTCCTGTCGACGCACGTTCAGTTGCATCAAACCGTCGCGATCGCCGCCGCCGCTGCCGAGTTGTATGGATTGGATCTCGAAGAATCAGTCCTGACGCCGGCTGACATCGAAACCGTTGCGGCGGACACCAGGACCGCCATCAACAACACCATCGCCCTGGTGCGCGCCACCTACCCGGACATCAAGCAATCGCGCCCCATGACCGAGCCGCTGAAAAAGCTGGCGCTCGCCGTTACCGACGTGGCCGAGCGGCTGATCCGCGCGAAGCCGCCGCTGGTCGATCGCCGTGTGGATACACCCGGCAACCTGCAACTGCTTGCGCACCTGTGGTACGGAGACTACCGCCGCGCCGATGAGCTTCTCCGTCTCAATCCGCAAGTGACGAATCCGAATTTCATCGCGCGCGGCATCGTCCTGAAAGCGTACGTAGCATGAGCGAGAAAGTCAGCCTTCTCGTCGGCGGCAAGACGCACCAGGAGTGGCAGCAGTACCGCATCGACAGCGATTTGCTCGCCCCGGCCGACGACTGGCAGATGATCGCTGCCCATACCAGCGATGGCACGAGCAGCCCGACGCTGCCCGACTTCGTCTACGAGGGAGCGCCGGTAAAGGTGATGCTCGGCGATGACGTGATCCTGGACGGGTTGGTCGAGCAGATCGACGATGAAACCGCGAAGCGGCATCGTTACATCGAGATGTACGGCCGCGATCGCGCCAGCCTGCTGCTTGATTGCTCGACACCCCTGTTTTCGATGCAGAAAGCCAGCCTGGACGAAATCATTGCAAAGGCCGTGCGGCCGCTGGGCATCAAGAACATCGAATTTCGCGCCAAATTGACCGCCAAGCGCAAGAAGGTGCACACCGAGCCGGGACAGAGCGTGTGGGACTGGTTGCAGGCGGCCTGCGAGGCAAATCAGGTCTGGCCGTGGTTTGCTCCGGACGGAACGCTGGTGATCGGCGAGCCTGACTACAAGACGCCTCCAGTCGGCAATCTGATCATGCGCTTCAACGGCGAGGGCAACAATGTTCTGGCAATGCGCCGCAATCGGAGCCTGCACAACAGCTTTTCCGAGATCACGGTGCTGGGGCAGTCCTCCGGCTATGACGGCGAGGTCGGGCAAAACAACATCAAGGGCGTGGCCAAGGATGAGACCATGCCGCTCTACCGGCCGCGCGTCGTCGTTGACGGCAACTGCGAGACAGAGGAGCTGGCCACCAAGCGCGCCAACAAGATCATGGCGGACGGCAAGATGGAGCGCGACCGTCTGATGATCAAGGTCGACGGCCACCGCGTGACGACGTCGGCCGGGCCGGGAAAACCGTGGGCGCCCGGCATGCGCGTGCATGTTTTGTCCGAACCGCACGGGGTCGACGACATTTTCTTCATCACCCGCCGGACGTTTATCCAGTCCAGGATGGAAGGCCAGATCACGCAGTTGCACGTGATTCGCGACGGCACCTGGTTGTTGAAGCTGCCCTTCATCAAGGCAAAGCGCCGCTCCAGCTACGGCACCAGAAAAGGCCATTACGCAGAGGGTAACGACTGATGGATCCCCGGCAAATCAAAAGCATGATCTCCGGCGCACTGCGCGGCGTGCGTCAGGCTTTGCGTGGCATCCTGGTGCTCGCCGAAGGCAGCAAGCGCGTCATCATCGTGCAAGCCGAGGGTCTTAAGGGCGAATCCTTCAACGATATCGAGTTTTTCCAACAGCCGGGCTTGCGCAGCATTCCGATCGGCGGCATGCAGCCGGTCATCGTCCCGCTCAATGGCAACAGCGCTAACAGCGTGGTGGTAGCCATGAGCAACGGAAAGCTGTTCATCACCGACCTGCATCCAGGGGAAGTGGCGCTGTTCAATGAGAACGACGGTGTGGCGAATTCGATCATCCTGCGCAATGGCAAGGTGATCGACATGACTTGTGACGTCCTGAACATCAACGCGATCAACGCGGTCAACATCCAAACTACGCAGATGACCGTCGACGCCAGTTCCGGCGTCCAGATCAACACCCCGACGGTCACCATGTCCGATAACCTCGACGTAGGCGACAGCGCAACCGTCTCGAACCTCACACAGACCGGCACGTTTGCTGTCACATCGACGGCGTCTGGTGCCTCGCACATGGCTGGTGGCCTCGTTGCGGACGGGGAAATTACCTCTCAGGGCATCTCCGTGCCGCACCATACTCACACGGGCGTCCAGCCCGGCCCCGGATCCACGGGCGGCCCGCAATAAGTAAAACGCTTTAGTTACGGCCGCTCGCGCGCGCGCGGGAGAATCCGCTCATGGACTCCCGCATCGACCCTACCACTGGCGACTACGACCGCACTCGCATTGACGACTTGAGCAATGCGGTCTACCTGCGCGTTACGGTGCCGCTCGGGAGCTATTGGGGCGATCCGACACTTGGTAGCCGGCTCCATCTTCTGAACCGCGCGAAGGACGTCGAGCGCAACCGGACACTGGCCATCCAGTACACGAAAGAGGCACTCCAGCCCCTGATCGATTCCGGCCGGGCAGACCGCATCGACGTCGACGCTGTCTGGAATAACGACGGGCGCCTGCAGCTTGTCGGTGCCGTCTACCAGGGCGGTGTGAAGGTGTCCGCCTTTGATCATTACGTGAAGGTGGCCTGATGGCATACCCGCTTCCAACCCTTGAACAAATCCGCGACGCGATCCTGACCGATTGGCGCAATAGCGACAGCTTGGTCGATGTGACGGTCGATTCGGACAACTACATCCGCGCGAGCGGGATCGCCAGCGCGATCGTCGGCCTGTACCAGTTCCAGTCCTGGGGGATAAACCAGTTTTTCCCGGACACGGCCGACGTCGAGAACCTGGAGCGCTTTGCTTCGGTGCGCGGCATCACCCGTCTGCCGGCGGTCCGCGCGACCGGTACGATCACTTTTTCCGGCAACGTCGCGGCAAACGTCCCGTCCGGCACCGTCGTGCAGACCGAAGATGGCCGCCAGTACAGCACCACAGCGGTCGGCGTGATCGGTGGCGGCGGCACGGTTACCGTGGCCGCCCAGGCAATGAATGCCGGTGCCGCAGGCAATCTCCCCGACAATACGGACGCGTCGCTCCAGTCCGCGCCGGCAGGCATCCTGTCTGCGGCCGTCATTGCGACGATGGGCGAAGGCTTTGACGCTGAAACGCTCGCGTCTCTGCTTGAGCGGGTGCTGGACCATTTGCGCCACCCGCCTGCAGGTGGACATAAGTACGACTACGTGAAGTGGGCGCGCGAGGTGGCCGGCGTTACATCCGCCTTTGCTTATCCTCTGCGGCGCGGCCTGGGAACGACAGACGTCGCGATCCTGACAAATGGCGCGCCGTCGACGGACGAGTTACGCGCCACGGTATGGGCTTACATCGACGCCCGCAGTCCTGCCGGCGGTGAGTTCCTCGTGCTGACGCCCACGCTGGTTACGGTCAATGTCACGGCAGACGTGACTCTGGCGGCCGGCGCCGTCTTGGCCGACGTGCAGGCCAGCGTTGAAAGCACGCTGGAGTCATATTTCAGCACGCTCAAGCCGGGCGACACGGTCAACCGCAGCCGGATCCTTGCCAGCATCACCGATGTGCCGGGAGTGACGGACGTCAATCTGACGCTGCCGGCCGCCAGCGTTCCGACGCTGGTCGACGCAACGCACATCCAACTCGCCGCCCTCGGCGCGGTGGTGATTTCGTAATGGGCGCCCACGCCGATCTGCTGAAGGCGTTACTACCGCCGGTCGCTTACGACACGACCGGGCACGCACTGAGCGCCGAGCTGGAGGCCGAAGGCAAGCAGCTCGACGACTATCAAGCGGCTGTTATCGCGTTACAGCAGGAGATGGATCCTCGAACTACGACGGTACTGCTTCCGGAGTGGGAACGTGTGTACGGCCTGCCGGATGAGGGGCTGACGCTGGCCAGCACGATCGAAGAGCGCCAAGTGGTGCTGACGGCGAAGGTCGGGGCAACGGGCGGACTGTCGAAGCCATATTTCAAGGCACTGCTTGAGGCCGCTGGTTACACGGTCCTGATCGACCAACCGCGCGGCTTCTTTGCTGGCGTCAACCGTGCGGCCGATCGCATCTATGGCGAGGGGAAATGTATTTGGTATTGGCGAATCCGGCTGCGTAAGAACGGCGCGCTCATCTCGTCCGTCGATCGAGCACGGGTCGCCGCATGGTTGAAAAGCGTGAAGCCGGCGTTTTCATTTTTCGATATCGAGGACTAAATGCAGCGCATCAACTCAAATGATGGTTTTTTCCACGACGGCGATCCGTTCAATGGCGTCCAGGGAACGATGGTGACAGCCGATTGGCTGAATGCGGCGCAGGAAGAGATCGCGACGGTGATCGCGGCAGCCGGTCTTGCGTTAGACCCAGCGCAGCACGACCAGCTCCTAGAGGCGCTTGTCACCGTCTTTGCCACTCTGCAGTCGCCGGAATTCACTGGAACACCAAAGGCACCAACCCCGCCGACAAACGATAACAGTACGCGTATTGCAACGACAGCGCATGTGAAGGCTGCAATCGCGGCTGTTCCGGGCGTCCCGGACTTTTTATTAATGGCTCATGGAGTAATTTGATGGCAGCTCAAGCACAGTACACAGCTACACCGAAGATCGCGGTCCTCGCTCTTTCAGTTGCGAACGCCAACTTAGACGGAACCGGGACAATGAGTGCGGCGTCCTTCGCCGCTGGTGCGAACGGCTCAAGGGTCGACAAAGCCG